TTACGAGCACCGATACGACCAAACTTGTCAATAACACAGTTGGTTGCTACGGTGGCGTAGCCAGACTCCAGAGACACCACACTATCCTGCGTGTTCAGGCCATAGAAGCCTGGAGCAGAAATAGATGTAGTTAACAGTTTTGCAACCATTATACATCCGTCCAAGTCACTTGTTCATCGTACCGATTAGATTCCAGTGCAATAGCATCTGCTAACGACAGACGATACTTCTGGTACAGTTCAGAGAACGACTGTCCACCATCTTCACCTCGTTCAGCCACAGCATTGGCATGAGCCAACATCTGAACCAAATGTGGAGGAACCTTTACAGTATCAGCGTTGTTAGCTAAATCTGCCTGTGGAATGTAAAGATTGAATCGTAATGAATAAACTTTATCAGGCTGAGGCCAGACTTCGACAGAAGTATCACCGTTGTTGTCTAGTCCCTTAAAGTTGTAGTAGATCGGAGCAGCATTTTGGACAGTAGCCAGATAGTACTGTCTTTCAATCCAGTTACCATCAGCCTGCTGCATGTTAACATCTTCTGTGTCGTTTAAGACATCAGCAACCCTGAACCTACGACCAGAGCCTGTCAGTGTGTATTCACGCTGTCCGGCCACTGTCGGCAAGACAATCGTGGACTCTAAGGCACTCCACTGATAAGCATCTTCAATTTCACGCTTTGCGTCATTGACTAAGACACCAATCAAAGAACTATAAGGAGTGTCACCTACAGAGGACACAGTAGTTTCTCTTAATCGTATAAGAACATTATTAACTAAATCTAAGTAAGTAGTAAGCATTCTTATAGTTCCTTTATGCTATACAGTTATTATAGCCTTGTTGTCGAAAGCTGTCAAGCATTATTTTTATCAGTGTTGTAATTTAGCAACAAGTTGTACGAAAGCAAAGATGACAACTACGATTGCCCAAGCACCCATGCCCATGTTCACCCATCGTTCAACCTTACGGTCAACTTTGTTGTACTTGTGGTCTAGTTCTTCTGTCTTGTCTTCCAGGGCAGTGATACGAACACCTTGTGCTGTCTGACGCTCTTCAACGAGGATCAGACGAGTTACAGCATCAGTAAGTTTGTCTACTTTTGTTTCTATTCGTTTCAAATCCTCGTTGAATCCAGCGTCCATTTTACTTCATCTTCTTCTTGGGTTTAGACATGCCAGCCTCAGACAGAGCAATCGCCACAGCCTGCTTACGACTCTTGACAACAGGGCCTTTTTTGCCACTGTGCAGAGTACCTTCTTTGTACTCTTTCATAACCTTACCAACTTTGTCTTGCTTCTTCATGCTTTCTCCTAAAGTTTGTTTAAGACGCTATCCCACACATGGTAGCAGAGCACTAATAAGAAGATGATTGCAGTTAAGTAAAAACCATTAGCAATCATTTCCTTCTTACGCTGCTTAGCTAACTTAGCAGCATGTTCCCGTTGTCTTTTTATTCTAGTTCTTTCAGCCATCATGGACTGATAGGCTTCTTGTCCGTAGACACCGGCTATAAGAATATAGAGTTCATACTCCATCTTCTTAAGCCTCTCTCGGTGCACTACGATGTCTAAGGCTTCCTGTTCAATTGATCCTTTACCAAGAAATTTACCTTTCTTGAGGTCACTTTCCTTTTTGGCAGCACTTTCGTTGAAGGACTGGACAGCCGAGTACCATTTACCAAGCTGTCCTGCAACACTTTCAATTTCTTTGCCAGCCTTTACGAGCTTCTGTACGGTGTTAAATGCCGTAACAGCTACTCCGAAGGCTGTAACTGGATCAATCACTTAAACCCCCTACGGTACAATAGGAGCTACTTCTTTGTGATTGGGGTCTTTAGGCCATACAACCTGCCAAGGGAAGCCTTCCTGAGATGAAATATCCCGTAGTGCTTGCCTATAAGTGGCCCAGTCTTGGCTAAGGGGCGTAGAAGTCTCTACTGCCTTGATAACCATCCAGTCACATGAAGCAAGTAAACGATCACGCTGTGCGCGAACATTTGCAGCTTCACTAGCGGTTGCAGCGTCTAGTTCCTCTTGCGTCTTTGCCTGCACCGCCACGGTATAGACGGTGCCGCCCTCGACGTAGGGCGCAGCAGGCACCAGCTTCTCGGTCTT